GCCACATTAATAACTGTATCGGTTTCATGGAACTCCTCTGCTACTTCTGGTAATTTTTGTACGTACTGCCGTTCAACACTGAACCCCACGCCTGTGCCACACATGAGAACGTACATCATCTCATCGAAAGCCTTGGGGTGATCTATGGGTAGGTAGCTACAGTTAAACCCTGCTACGTTGTCACGATCCAGTGCCTCTCCTGCGGTCATCAGTGCTCGCATAGACGGCATTACGTCTAGGCTGTGGATAGCCTCGTACACCTCATTACGTGCAGTCTCTGGCAACCTGTCGCCCCAGTAGTTAACGTAGCGACCTACTGTTTCTTCCCAAGTCTCCCTACGCTTCTCGTCTGGTAAGTACCTAGCGTACCGTGACTTGTGTATGTACTGTTGATATGCGTCCATTAGTCCTCCAAGAGTAGTTCTTTGATAGCAGTAAACAATTCTTCCATATCTGAGTAGATCATTGTTTTACTCTGGTCATCGTACCACTCAAGGATAAACCCGTTGTTGGCGTTTCGTATTGTTACATCAGTTATTCTCATTCTGTCACTCCTAGCGTTTCGTTAATGATTGCTTGTGCCGCCATCTGAAGTAACATGTATACTCCGTCAGGGTACTGCTCGTTGGACGCTACTTCAAACATCTCGCCGTCTTCGTACATGATGACAGCTACCTTTACCTTTCGTCCCTCTTCCTCGTGTTTTAGTGCTTTGACTACAAACGCAGACAGAAACTCTGATGTTGTGATTTCGTCCTTCTCTTGATCTTTGTTACCAAACTTACCTTCTACTACTTTCACGGGCCTACCTCCTTGATTAACCAGCCTAGGTAGACCTGCGCTTTCTTTAGATCCTCTACGCCGTTCTTGTACTCGTACCTCCAAAGGTACTTCAGGCAGTTGCCCTTGAGATACCCCTTGTACTCCTGTGGGTGCATGGACGCCTTGATTGCTTCGATGGCTTCTATTGATCCCTTGTTGTAGTGATCGGGCTGTGTCACAGGGTTGTGTTTGTCCTCTGGATGATACAGTTTACCGTAGACAGTTTTGCTTGCTCTGTCCCACTCTTCTGGTTTAGCATCATCTAAAGATCCGTAGTCTGTCCACTCGTTCTCACCACTGCTCTTCTGCATACTCTGCCTCTTCTTCCTCTAGTTCCTCATAAAAACTGTCTAACCTCTTGATTAACTTATCTTCAAATCTGTCTAGTATTTCTTCAGATGAAATCTGTAGGGCTTCTAGAAGATCGTCAGGATCGTAGAACCGCAACAACTTCTCCTTAATTTCTTCTAGTGTCAGAGACATAATCAACCAACTCCTTTAGTGTATCTATATTATACCATAGTATTCCCTGTTTGTCACACCATTCTGCCATAGTAAGTTTGGTACTTTTACTCACTTTTTGGTTAGGCTTCATCAGTACAAAGATGAGTTCTTGCGTCTCTGGGAGACACTTAGAGATCGCTCTATACTTCTGCGTGTCTCCTGCACGAAAGAATCCTTTGCACTCAATGAGGTACGATCTTCCTCTGTACTCGTACACGAAATCTGGTGTGTACTTTCGTTCGATCCTGTACGGTACTTGGTACGGCTCGTAGCTAAAGCCAAATGGTTGTAACTGCTTTGCGACATCTTTTTCAAACTCCGATCTAAAGTTACCCAGCTTGGATTTCCGTGACCTTCGGCTCATTGAATACCTCTGTTAAATATCTTGGACCACTTGAGTAGATGAAGGTTCTTACTTCGGGCCAACAGGTAAATTTGTAGGGACAGTAAGAACAACCGACGGCGAGCTTTCTGTTTCCACTTTTGCCATCTGGTACGGTTTCGTGGCAAACTTCTGGCGGCTCCGGTTGCTCCACTAGCTTTTTTATGCGTTCAATGTGCTCCTCTATATCGTAACCAATCTTCTCGTGAACGGGAGCCTGAGTGTCCTCAGAGTCGTACAACAGGTACGTCAGATGTCCGTTCTGTTTGTCCATCGCTAACCAACCAAACGATGTTTCACCTTCGGAGTGTGCGTACCCTTTAATTTGAGCAACGTATCCAAACGGGTCATCATAAGCCAGACTTCCGTCCTTGAATTTCTTAAACCCAAAAGTGGACACACTCTTAATATCAGTGACAACACCATCAATCTTGCAGTCCATATGACCCGTAATGCCTGATACTTCACACAGCTTTTGCTCATCTGTTACCTCGTGTCCTGATAGCTTAGTGAGAAACAGAAGCATCTCTTCGATCAGATGCCCGTACATAAACTTGACGTGTGTGTTGGGGGTCATCTCCTCTTTTACATCTGGGTTGTTCACAGCGTTCCATAGGTAACGATCATCACGACCAATGTTAGACATACGCAACAGGCGTCCATCGTTACGTGGTTCAGTAAACAATTTAGTCATAAGTTGCTTACAGTTTTCACCGAAGTTTTCTATCTCGTCGTACAGATCGACGCCCTCTGGCACTTCTTTGGTAGACACTACGTTGTAGATGTCGTCTACCAGTGAGTAAAGTTTGTTCATTTGTGTTGCTCCATTAAGTTAGATAACGCCGACTGAGCTTGATCTGGTGTGCAATTAAACCACTCACCCTTACGATCATACGTTTTCTCTAGCAGACTGTGGGCTTCTGACTCCGCAGACCGTCTGTCCGACACTGACCAACAAGCGAACAACTCGTAATCTCTAAACGGTGAAGACGTTTGGTAGCCGTTGAGCCTGTCCTCTGAGTCCACAGCCATACCTACCTTGACCCACTCAGGGAAGTTAGGGTTAGTGATGATGTACACCTGTCCTTCCTTGCTTAATTCGTACTTCGCAAGACTGCTAAAAGCGGCATCCTCAAACGTCCTGTAGTTTCCGGGTTTGTGTAGTGGGTGTGACTTGGGTACGTACTTTCCGTTAACCCTCATCGTCCTGCCCCTGACCTCGACACGCTCACAGAATTTACAGATATAGTGCTTTTGCTCTAGTCTTTTGGTAGTTACGTTTTCTCCCTCTATTAATGGTTTATCACACATTCTACACGGACGATCAGTAGCCATCTTCATGTCCTCAGTGAGTCTCAGCCCAAGTTGTTCCCACTTTGTACTCTCCGTCAAGGGGGCATCTGAGTTGAAATGATAGACCAGCCGCCTTGATGCACTCGACTGCGAGCCAGCCGAACTTCTCTGCTTGTTCTGTAGCCACCTCCGATTGTATTTCGTCATGTACGTTCCCTATAAACTTGTAGTCAATCTTGTGTTGTGTTGCGTAGTCATCCAACAGTACCAGTGCACGTTTCATAATGATTGCGCCGGCAGACTGCAAGAGTGTGTTCAGTGCACTATGTTCTGATCTGACCCAGAGTTTTCGTCCGTCCAGTCCGACGAGGTATCCTTTCCTAGAAGCAGATCCAACTCGTTCTCGTAGAGTTTCAAGAGAAGGTGTATTTCGTAAAAAGCGTGTCCTAAGCGCATTGCCATCTTTTGCCGTTCCTCCGACGATGCTTCCAATCTTGGCGTCTCCTGCACCGTAGAGGAAAGCATAGATGAAAGTCTTTGCTTGAGGTCTTGTTGCAAGTCCAGAAGCAATTTGATTTCTGGTGTGAATGTCGTCTCTAAGCAAGACATCTGTAAACTCCTCGTCGCCCATGTAGTGTGCGAGCATCCGTAGTTCTAGTCCACTAGCGTCAACACCCACTAGCTTACGTCCCTCTGGTACTATCCAGCAGTCACGGCACTCCTTGCCAAACTCAGAGTTAACTGAAGGAACCTGTGCCATGTTTGGGTTCTGGTGCGTCATACGTCCGGTTACAGCACCGTTAGTAGTAACCCTACCGTGTACCCTACCGTCATCCTGTACGTGCTCTAGCCACGAGTTGACTTGAGCGTACCGCTTCTGGAGTAAGAGGTATTCCAGTACTTGTTCCGCTTCGGGAACATGATGATTCTCCCTAAGCGTCTTTTCATCAACAACTGGTTTGCCTGTCGCAGTGAGTTCCGTCCATACTGCGCCCTTAGCTGTAAGCCTGTCGGCCACTTGCTGTCTTGAACCAACGTTGAATACAGTGACCTTATCCTTGAGCCGTTTACCAGTTTTCTCTGAGTATCGCTCCTCAATGATCGGCGGGAAAAGCGCCTGTAGATCCGCTTCAATAACATTCATGCGCTCCTTAAATTTAGCACACAAGATGTGACACAAACGCTGATCCAGTAACCAACCGTTGCGCTCCTGTCCTTGTATGATCCACTGTACCTCGTGCTCTAGGTCAACGCTGTCCTGAGAGAACCCGTCTAGCTCCACCTGTAACCGCTTGTACACCGCTTCAGTAACTTCTGTGTCACGGATACAGTAGTCGATCATCGCTGGTGTCAACTGTGACCAATCCTCGTGGTCGCCCTTGGGGAACCCTAGAGTGTTGCCCCAGTTCCGCAGAGAGTGACCACCTGACCGGCTGGGGTCGGCTAACCTAGAGAGGACAAGTGTATCAACGACACTGCTCCTATCAAAAGTAAAACCCCAGATACGCTCAATAACAGGAACGTCGAAGCCAATTCCGTTGTGGAATACGAACGTAGCCTCCGCCTTGCGAGCCACGTAATCCTTGAAATCTTGCTCATTGCATATTACCTCCGATTCTCCGTTGTTTCGGCACACGGCACACCAAATAGTTGTGGCGTCCAGACCGTCAGTCTCAATGTCACAAAAGACTAGGTTCAAAACTCTGTCTCCGGTGGGTTAGGGTTAGCACACTCGTGTATGCGTCCGGTAAACTTGTCGTACCGTAGCCAACACGCTGGTCCTGTCTCTCCTGCGTAACGGTTCTTTAGAATCCTGACGCACGTAGTGTTCCTTACGTCTTCGTCCTCGTGTTGCTGGTTACGCTCCATGCCTATCACGATGTCTGACAACTGTGCAATGCTCTGGCTACCACGTAAGTCCTGTAGACTGATCCTGCCTCCGTCCTCGTGTGCTGTCCCAGAGGTACGCTTCAGGTGTGACACGAGGAACAACGTAATCCCTGTCTCTGCCACCAGTGTGCGTAGCTTGGTCATAATCTCGTCTATGGATTTCCGTTCGTCCCCGTTCTCTTGAGAAGAAACCACGATGGAGAGGTGATCGAGGATGATGTATCGACAGTCGCAGGCCTTTGCCATGTGCCGTACTCTTGAAAGAAGTTCGTCGGCAGACGTTGACCCCCAGTGATCAAACAGGTAGTAACGTCCAGAACCCATCGTTGCTTCCCAGTAAGGCCTAAGCTCATCAACAGGCGTGTCTTCCTCCAAGTGTAGTCGCCTAGATGATGCCACCGACATAATTCCCAGAGATGTTGTTGCGACGTCTTCCTCCAGTGCAAGTACACCGATGTTGGCGTCTGTGCGTTGGAGCAAATCGTACTCAAGCTCTCTGATAAACTGGGACTTTCCCATACCACTACCGCTGGTGATAGTGACCAGTTCGTACGGTCTGTGTCCTCTCGTGATTTCATTTAGTCCTTCCCACGGGTACGGTATACTCTGTACCTGTCTCTTGTTTACCAGTGCGTCCCATGTGTCAGTACCAGCTATGATACCATCAGGCCTGTACACCTTGGCGTCCCACCAGTGCTGTGTAAACTCTTGCACACGGTTAGCTGAAAGCATGTCCCCAGCGTCCTTCATGGGTAACTTGCATATCTTCAGCTTGTTAGGACTGAACAGGTGCTTGACCTGATCCACAGCCATATCACCAGCTTTGTCCTGATCGAAACAGATCACTACGTTGTCGTAGCCCTCCAACCACTCCAAGTTCTGCTTGATCTCTCTTGCGGCACTGCCAGCGCCTGACCGTAGGCTCACTACGTCGTACTTCTGTCCGAACATCTCGTAGACAGCCATAGCGTCTAGCTCGCCCTCAGTGATCGTGATGTACTTCCCCGACCCACGGCACTGCTTCTGACCAAACAAACCCACGTTGGTCATGTTACCAGAACACACAAACTGCTTGTTGCTTACGAACCTCTGCTTTGACGCTACTAGCTCTCCCGTGTCCTTGTCGTAGTACGGGTAGTAGTGGGTAGCAATCTTACCGTCTGGTGCGTAGTCAACCGTTACCTGATACTTCTGTGCGGTTTTCTTTGATAGCCGTCTGTCGGTAATCTCAGCTACCACACCGCTCATCCTCAGATTAGATGGCGTTTGCACAGTGTCCATCT